TGTCGTCGTTCACCAATCTGGTGGTGACGGTCACGCCGGGTACGCTGAACCTCGCGGCGGGCGTTAATATTAACGGCTCTACGACGGTCACGATTACTGTCAACCCGGCAGACGGGCAACTGATCGTCTCGGCGGTCGGCTCCACGTCGATCACGTTCAACCTTGCGGCCAACTTGGCTGGTGCCCTGTCCGCATCTGGCAGCACGTCCTTCTCGTTCACGGTCAACAACGCCACCCTCGGGGCCATCGTTGACGCTGTCGGCGCTGCGCTGGTGCAGTTCTCAAACAGCGCCACGGTCAGGGCGACGGGAAATTTGAGCGGCGACATCACACCGTTCACCGAACTCAGCCCGCAAAATTTAGCGGCGGCGGTATGGGAAACGATTGCTGCAGACTTTAACGATACCGGTACGATGGGCAACAAGTTGAACCTTGCAGCATCTGGCGGAGTAGACTACGATACGCTTGCGCAAGCTGTGTGGACCTATGTGAGCCGCACGCTAACCTCGGGCAGCAATGACTGCCTGACCCTCCCCCAGTTCCTGGCTCTGAAGGACTGATGATGGCTAAGTCGCCTGCTTGGACCCGCAAAGAAGGCAAAGCCGAGGCTGGCGGCCTCAACGCCAAAGGCCGAGCCTCCTACAACAAGGCTAACCCCGGCAAGCCTGGGCTCAAAGCTCCGCAGCCTGAAGGTGGCCCTCGCCGTGACTCATTCTGTGCCCGCATGAAGGGTATGAAGAACAAGCTCACCAGCGAGAAGACGGCCAAAGATCCGAACTCTCGTATCAATAAATCACTTAGGGCGTGGAACTGTTAACATGAAACACGAAGTTTCTGAAAGCACAAAACATGCTGTTGACGCCCTATCAGTGGTCACAGTGGTTGGCACGCTCATGGAATTTTTACCTGCTGTTGCAGCAATCTTTACGATTGTGTGGACCGGGATTCGCATCTGGGAAACCGACACGATCAAATCGTGGACCGGGAGAAAGTAATGCCGGTTGAATCGGAAAAACAGCGCAGGTTTATGTATGCTTCACTTGCAGGCAAGACTGATGTCTCACCCAGCGTAGCGAAGAAGTTTGTTGGTCCCAAAGCACATAAGGAGTCCGAAATGAAGAAACCCCTCCCCGCCTTCATGATGAAGAAGGACGACAAGAAGAAGCCCGCCAAGAAGATGATGGGCGGCGGCATGGCCTACAACAAGGGCGGCGGCATCGAGTCCAAGGGTAAAAAACCCGCCAAGATGGTCAAGATGATGGGCGGTGGTAAGTGCTAAGGAGCCGGAAATGAAAAAGCGCAATTTTCGTTACGACGAGGGCGGTGAAGTCAACTACGGCGAGGACGAGCGCCCCGCTGCCACGGGGATGTCCGAAGCAGCGGAATTGATGCCCGAAAAGCCCAAGCCCAAGCCCAAGCCCAAGGCCAAGCCACCCGCAGGAACTCCGGGTGGTGCAAATCGGGGGCAGCGTGCTGAATCTCCTTCGCCTCAGCGAGTTGAAGTCACAGCCAAGAAGTACCCCAAGGACGATGAGTCCAAGTCTGTTTCCGAACGCGCCAAGGCCGCACGTGAACGTGCCCGCATGGGGAGCACCGGAACCGATGAGCGTTCAGCGACTGAGCGCATGGGCGGCACCGAGCGCAAGGGTTCTTCTACCTCGACGGACACTCGGTCTATCTCAGACCGCATGAAGGCCATGCGGGAGAGCGCAAGGTCTAGCAGCACTGGCACCGACACACGCTCGGTCGGTGAGCGGATTCGTGGGGCTCTGGGCTTTGCCAAAGGCGGCTCGATTGATGGCTGCGCCACCAAAGGCAAGACCAAGGGCAAGATGGTCAAGATGGCAATGGGCGGCAAAGCCTGCTGAGGAACCGTCATGAATAAACGTAAATTTGCATCAGGTGGAGAAGCCGAAGCTATGGCGCAAATGCAACGCGACAAGGCGATTGCATCAGGTGCTGCTGTGCCTTCCATTCCAAACACACCTAATGCCGGAGAAAATACGGGTGTTAAAACTGCTACTGTAGGCGACGAGGTATCTAAGCCGATGTCACCTGCCGAAGTACAAACAATGATTGGTCCTGCACCAAGCAGGAGCCTGCCAGACAAGCGTTTTTCGCCTCGTGGCCGCTCAAGTATTACGCGAGAGTACGCCAAAGGCGGCTCTGTCAAGGGTAGCGGCTGCGAACAGCGCGGCCTGCGTAAGTGCAAGGTGGTGTGAGATGGTATTACCAGTAATTGCTCGGGCAGTAGCTTCTAAACTTGCCAAAGATGCCGCAAAAAACACGGCAAAACAGACCGCGAAAGAAGCGGCAGAAACATCTGCTCAGCAAGCAGCAAAAGAAACTGCAAAATTTCCGGGCCAGCGTTTAACGGGAACGCGAGCAGCAAAAGACACAAAAGAGCCAACGGAATACACGCCAGAATTGTCTGGTCGTATGCGTTATCGTCAACCAAGGGAAGACGAGTTTTTTGAAACTCGCACACCTCGCATGAGTGATGATTACAAAAAAGGCGGCAAAGTTCGTGGCGGTGGCTGTGAGCGGCAGGGCAAGACCAAGGGGAGGTTCGTTTGAGAACTTCACGCGGCATGGGTGCCATCAACCCCTCCAAGATGCCCAAAGGCAAGGTGAAGAAGCGCCGTGACAATACGGACTTTACGGAGTACGCTGAAGGCGGACGGGTGTACGCCGAGGGCGGACGGGTGAACGAAGCGGGCAACTACACCAAGCCTGGGATGCGGAAGAGCCTTTTTGAGTCTATCAAGGGGCAGGCCACCCAAGGCACCGCTGCAGGCCAGTGGAGCGCCCGCAAGGCCCAGCTACTAGCTAAGCAGTACAAGGCCAAGGGCGGCTCGTACAGGGACTGACATGAAGGCCCCGCAGCAAAGTCTGAAGGACTGGACCTCGCAGAAGTGGACGACCAAAAGTGGCAAACCTTCTAGCAAGACCGGCGAACGCTACCTCCCCAAGGCAGCTATCGAGTCTCTTACACCTTCAGAGTACGCTGCCACAACCAAGGCCAAACGCGCAGGAAAAGCCGCAGGCAAACAGTTTGTCAAACAGCCTCCCAAGGTTGCTGCAAAGACCGCTAAATTTAGGTAAGCCATGACCACATCCGGCACCGCTACGTTCAATCTCGATCTCAATGAGATCGTTGAAGAAGCATTCGAAAGATGTGGTGCTGAGTTGCGCACGGGCTACGATCTCCGTACTGCAAGGCGTAGCCTAAATCTTCTCTTTGCCGCGTGGGCCAATCAGGGCATAAACATGTGGACCATTGAGCAGGGCTCCCAAGTCCTGACTCCTGGCACAAACACCTACACACTGCCCGCCGATACGGTGGACCTGATTGAACATGTGATTCGCACGGGTGCAGGGAATGTCTCCACACAGACGGACCTGACCATCACGCGCATCTCAGTCTCCACCTACTCGTCTATCCCCAACAAGCTCCAGCAGGCAAGGCCGATTCAGGTTTACATCAACCGCCAAGCAGCAGCGCCGCAGTTCACGGTGTGGCCCACGCCTGACAATTCTCAGACGTACACGTTTGTCTACTGGCGTCTTCGCAGGATTCAAGACGCTGGTGCAGGCGGTACGTACACGCAAGACATCCCGTTCCGTTTCCTCAATGCGTTGGTGTCAGGACTGGCCTACTACCTGTCCATGAAGATCCCCGGCGCGATGGAGCGAATGCAGGTACTGAAAGCGCAATACGATCAAGATTGGGATCTTGCCAGTTCCGAGGACCGTGAGAAGGCAGCTGTCCGGTTCGTGCCTCGCCAACAATTCATCTCATGAGCAATCGCTTTGCAAACGGCGCAAAGGCATTCGGCTACTGCGATGTCTGTTCTTTCCGTTTTGACCTCAAAAAGCTCAAGAATCTCGTAGTCAAAACCAAGCAAACGCAGATCAAAGCATGTCCTCAATGCTGGACCCCAGATCAGCCACAGTTACAACTGGGTATGTACCCAGTCTCGGATCCAATCGCCATCCGTGATCCTCGTCCAGACACGAACACTTGGTACTCGTCTGGTGTGACTGCTACGGGCTCGTTCGGCGGGGGTAGCAGGGTGATTGAGTGGGGCTGGGCTCCGATAGGTGGGTCCAGTGGTTTTGATGCGCCCCTGACGCCAAATAGCTTGGTCGGGCAGGGATATGTTGGTACAGTCACGGTCAGCACGACCTGAACACAAGGAGCCCGAAATGGCAGAGAAAGACAGCAAGGCAATGGCCGCTCTTCGCGCACATGCGAAGAAGCCTGCGAAGCAGGCGCACGGCTTCAAGAAGGGCGGTCC